GGCCACCTGCTTGATGGGGAAGAACACCACGCATGGCCAGAAACCCATCTGTTTATTTCTGGAGCGCAGCAAAATATCCATATTGACAACGCCATCAGGCCTCTGTAAAAGCTGATTTGCATTGTCAGTCGAACCTTGCCTAAATTCCAATTCACAGATAGGGCCTAGCCCTATTCGAGCGGCCCGCAAGGGGCATACGGCGTCAACGCGACGAGACTAAGGATGTCACTCGACTTGCTGACGAGCAAGTATCTCACGCCGATCGTGACTGAGACCCGTTCGATTTCAATCCGGAAGATGGCTCCGGTAGCAGAAAGCCCATTCCTCTGGCTGCGGCTTTCCGTGGGAGGCCAGAAGGATGGCAAGGCGCGGCCTCTGGCAATCCTCCCCGCTAAGCCGCGCCTCATCCAATTCACCATTCCCCGCGGCGCCTTTTGATCAAGCGCCGACGATCACCCTGCATCTCCGAAACTGCACCCGTACCGTGTCAGGCTAGGTCTCGGACGCTCGCGCGGGACTTCCATGACAGACCCTCACAAATCGGATAAGAAGCCCACAGACGCCGATCGCGCGCCAGACGGCCAACGGGACCGGAAACCAAACACCCCGCGTCAGCGCTCACCCAAACCGAGCCGCAAGCCCAAACGCGACCGACATTCAATCCCAGAAGGGGAGACGTAAGAGTGCCAACCCCGCGTTTGATTGAAACCAGGAATTCAAACTATGCCTCGTGGCGGTAAAAGACCCGGAGCGGGACGAAAGAAGGCGATGGGTCGTCCCGAAACCTATAAGCCCGAATACGCCAAGCAAGCGCAAGGGCTATGCGAACTCGGCGCAACAGACTGGGAACTTGCCAAGTTCTTTACCGTCGACACTGCGACAATCTACCGCTGGCGCAACTATCATCGGGACTTCTGCGACGCGACTAAGGCCGGCAAGGAAGCGGCCGACGACCGTGTTGAGCGCGCGCTGTTTGGTCGCGCGGTCGGGTACTCGTTTGAGAGCGAGAAAGTCTTTCAGTTTCAAGGAGAAGTCGTTCGCGCCAAGACGGTCGAGCATGTTCCGCCCGATCCTGGAGCCGCGATGCAATGGCTGAAGAACCGGCGCGGCGAAGTCTGGCGTGACAAGACTGAGGTTGTCATCAAGCATGAAGCATCTGGCCTAAGCGATGACGACCTCGCGCGTATCGCCGGCGGAAGCGGCGAGAGAGCTGCTGAAACGCCGGGCAGCCCGTCGAAGCTTAATTGAGTTCGGGCGCGCGCGCGGCTTTGAGCCGGCTCCTCATCATCGGCTGCTTTGCGCAGAGTTAGAAGCGCTCATCCAAGGTGAAGAAGACCTTCTGCTGATCGAATGGCCGCCAGGCTCGGCTAAATCGACGTGGGTCAACTATCTGTTTCCAGCTCATTATTTGGCAAGATCGCCAGACGCCGATGTTCTAACGGCCTCGCATTCGTCCGAGCTGGCCGAGCGTTGGGGGCGAAAGACCCGCAACTTGGTCGGCGACGCCGGCAAGCTTCTGGGCGTTGCACTAAGCGCGGACAGCACGGCGGCAAACCGCTGGGCGACGGTCGGCGGAGGGGAATATTACGCGGTTGGCGTCGGCGTTGGCATCCTCGGGTTTAGGGCGGCGCTCGGGATCATCGATGATCCTTTCGGCTCGCGAGAGGACGCGGAGTCGAAGCGCATTCGCGACCGCGTATGGGATTGGTACATCAACGATTTCTCGTCCCGTCTGCGGCCTGGCGCAAAGCGCGTGATCATGCATCAGCGCTTCCACGAGGATGATCTGGCCGGCCGTGTCGCCAAGCAAATGGACGAGATCGGCAAGCCGTATCGGCGGCTCAAGATCAGGGCCGAGTCGCTTGGTCCCGTCGATGATCCGCTTGGGCGCCCCGCCGGCGTCATGCTTTGGGACGAGCCAAGCGGCTATGATTACGGGCGGTTTCTGAGGGACCGTAAAGCTGAAACTACTGGCGATCCGCGAACGTGGTCAGCCCTTTACCAGCAAGACCCAGTTCCCGACACCGGAAACTATTTCAAGCGCGAATGGCTTCTGCCTGTCGACGTTGTGCCACCCAAGGAAAGCCTACGGCTCTATGGCGGGTCCGACTACGCTGTGACAGGCGGGGGCGGCGACTACACGGTCCACGGGGTTCTAGGCCTCGACAGCGATGGCAATCCATGGATGGTCGACGTCTGGCGCAAGCAGGCATCGAGCGAGGAATGGGTCGAGGCACTCTGCGATCTCGTGATCAAGTGGAAACCGATGGGCTGGGCCGAGGAAACCGGCCAGATCAAGTCCGGCGTCGGGCCGTTCCTAGAGCGGGAAATGAGGGCGCGCAAGGCCTACGTGGCGCGCGAACAATTCCCGACGCGGGGCGACAAAGCCGTTAGGGCGCAGAGCTTTAGGGGCCTGATTGCGACGCGAGGGCTGCGCATCCCAGCCAATGCGCCGTGGCGCGGCGAATTCGAGAGCGAATTGCTGCGGTTCCCCGCTGGCGTCCATGACGATATCGTCGATTGCCTAGGTTTAATAGGGCAGCTCCTCGATACGATGATCTCCGCCAACCCGCCGAAAGAGGAAAAGCCGAAGGTTCAGGACGGCTACGGCGACCGCCGCCAGCGCAACGAAGATTTCGACGCGCTTACGATTTAGGCTTCTGGCGCCGAAACCATTGGGAACGCGAAACGCCAGCAGCTTTCCACGGCTCGCCGCCAATCGTTTTTGGCCTGCCGGATGAAGCACGAACGCGTTTGTTGAGAAGGTTTGGGATTGCCGCGATGAGGCGGCGCTCAGATTCGGCTGCGGCCTCCTTGTCGTCAAAGTAAGCGACAACCATGATTTGGCTATTGTATTTCAGTTTTCCAAGAGCATCCATGTACCGACGGATTGGTCCTGAATTGCTTGATGTGTGGACAACGCGGCGGTTCTCCATGTTGCTCGTCATGCCGACATAGAGCGCGCGTTGAGTGGTAGGGTCGGTAATTAGGTACACATACCACATGCTTAGCCTGCCACCTTGCGTCGATACCAAGTTCGTCGGCTGATCTTGAGTGCAATCCACGGCTTCTGGGCTTCGTTCGTCGATCCGCCGAGATATGGTGCTTTAGGTTTGCGGGCCGGCGTGTTCTCGGGTTTGACACCGGCCCGTTTGTTTTCGGCTGCGGGCATCGCCTCCTTCCGGTCGTCTGGAACGTAGTATCGAATGGCCATGCGGCACACAATGGCACAAGTTGGCACAGCTCGCAAGTGATTGAAGGCCACGGCGTCTATCTCCGCCCCGCGTCGATCGGCGACTTTGAGGAATGGTCCGAGCTTCGCCGGTCGAGCCAAGAGTTCATCGCGCCATGGGAGCCGACTTGGACCACCGACGAGATGTCGTTGACTGGGTTCCGGCGCAGGCTGGCGACCCAGGCGGCAGAGATCGAGGACGATCGCGGGTACACGTTCCTGCTGTTCCGGGCGTCAGACTCGCGGCTCTTTGGTCAGCTATCGTTCGGCCAAGTAAGGCGCGGGGCGGCTCAGAGCGCCATTCTCGGCGGATGGGTAGGCAAGCAATATTCCGGGTCTGGCCTGGCCTTGCGCGCCTTGCGCGTCGGCTTGGCCTTCGCCTTCGGCGCGCTCCGCCTGCATAGGGTTGAGGCCGCGACGTTGCCCGAGAACCGGAATTCGAACCACTTGCTTGAGTTCGTCGGGTTCAAGATCGAGGGCTTCGCGAAGTCCTACGGGAAGATTGACGGACGCTGGCGGGACCACATCCTTTACGCGATGGTGACGCCGTTGGAAGGACAAGACACATGAAACTCAATCGCTTGCTTCTGGCCTCGGCCGCCGTCCTTGCTCTGGGCGGGGTCGCCTTTGCCGTCACGCCGGCCACAGTGCTTGATCAGTCCCCGGCGCCGGTCCCCAGTGCGACGCAGGTCATTGACGCCTCGGAGATGATGACGCAGAGCGTAGCGGTCTCCGGCGGAACGCTGTACATCACGACGCTGTATCAAGGCCGAGCCAACGGCGGCATGGGGCAGCCCGTCTCGACATCCGAGACCTTCGTCCCGACCGCGCAGGGCGGCTTGGCGCGCAATCTCCGCCTGACCGACGCCAAGAGTGATCTGGGCGTTCCCATGACCGCCGCAGCGGGCACGCCGGCTGGCACGGTCGGTGTGTCTCGCACGGCGGGCACAAGCCTTGTTCTGGTCGGCGAGGCCACGTCGGCCAGCGCCAAGACTGACAA